TATGCGATTCTTAAAATTGCAGCAGTAGCTTCAGCAGCAGGGAATGTAATTGTAAATGTTCCAGCAGATGAAGATTTAACTCCACCAAAATCTAAAACACAAACAGCAGCATTCGTAGTTAATCCTGTTACTGTTGAACTATTATAAATTACAGCAGCTTGAGCTGAAATAGTTGCACTCGTAAATGATAAATCAGGTGAAAAATCACAAACAGCCGTATCTCCAGATAATACCGGTGTTACGGAAGTTAATGCTCCTCCTCCTTCAGCGTAAGTGCCCGAAGCTCCTACTTCATCAGTTTGTTGAAATACTGTTGTTGATTTACTTAATGTTGCTTCTGAATCGTAAAGCGCTAATTTAAAAGTGTTCCCTGTCGTTGCCGTAAAATTGTGCAAGCCTTTCAGAATCTCCACTTTAAAACTGTTACAAACAGCTTGATTTATTGCCATAATAATCTCCTATGGGTTCTTTGACTCGAGAGGGATACGAATAACGCCATCTCGAAATTCGTCTCTACGATCACGCCCCATCTCATATGTGGCTAAAGATTGCATAGACTGATTAAACATTTTATCATAATATTGTATCATATCCGCAGGACCTTTCAAGTATCCAAGTGCTTGTAAAATACAACCATATAATAGCACGTTGGGGGCATTTTGACTTAACCAAGTAGATGTTTGTGTACTTGATAAACCATCAGGCTTGTACGTGTATGCGAGCTCTACATCTAATGCAGCGTTCGGGGTTGGCGCAATATAGTGCGTATCTTGGTCCCACATAGCATAATACTTAGGGGTACCAGTTGCCGTTCTATCAGGCCAGTATTCATTCATAAACGAAATATCTTTTTGTAGCAAGAAAGTTCTATCAGGTGTACTTGAACCACTATCATAAATTTGAACGTAACGTGAGTTTTGCCAATCACCAGGAAGAGGAATAAAAGGATTTCCTATAGTTAATGTAGCATAATCATATTTACGATAGTAGGTAAGATCTATTGTTCTCATTACTTGATCTTCAATAGATTTTATAAAAGGTTGAATAATACTATCAGATAAAACATTAGTATCTGTTTCAGTATAATTTCTTATATTAGAATTTAAATCAGAATAATCGGTCATGATGTACTCACTGTAACATTTCCTAAGAAACTTTGCATTCGAGTCATTCTTGAAGGTTGTTGAATATTTAAAGGCATCATACTTTTAACAGTAACTACCGAACCATCAGAAAGAGTATTAGTCTCATCTAAAGTTTGAAAAAAATTAGGAGCTACACCTACTACTCCTACTTCAATTGTCGCATCAGCCCTTTGGGGTTTGGCATGTTGTAAAGATTGTGCATCGGTTGGATGATTAGTAGGATTTAATAAAGGAGATTTAGGCTCGTATTCTGAAACATGAACCCAGGCTCCCGTCCATTCTTGAACCATCTCATTATAAGGGTAAGCCATTCCATCACGATCAGAAATTCTTAGTGCAAATCTACCTGAAACATAACGACCCATTAGTATGTCCCCGCTACAATTCCTAATTGAGGTACGAAGTGTGAACTTACATTTCCTCTATTAGTATCTGCTGCTCTTCTAAATTCTTCCTCATAAGCTATTTTTAAAATTTGCGTTCTCTCTGGAGCATATTTTAAAGCTATATAATAAGCTAAACCTGCTGTTAAACACGGTAAAAAAGAAAAAGGTATTTCTGCATTATTAGTATAAGCACCTGAATCTTTCATTCGAAGCATCGCATAATAAACTACCGTATAAGCTACATCCGCTGCCGGGTATAAATACAAAGTAGGATTAATAGTTTTTTCAAAATAAAATTGGGTAGGCCTACCACCCGAAGTTTTAACTGTATAATTTAAATATGTTGAACGACTAATAGGAGAACATGAATATTCATTATTACTTGAATCACGAATAACCATGTCTGTTATCTCTACAATTTCAGATGCAGCGTTTGCACCTGAACCATATAAAGCAGTACCAGATAAACTTGTTGTATCTGCTGCCAAAGCAGCCGTTTGCTTTTGTATTGTCCACAGATTAAGTCCTCTATTAGACCATTCGGCTAATAAAAGATTTAAAGATCTACGAGCAGTTTTTAATTCATAACCACTTCGATCTTGTAATCCACAGCGTTCAAAAGCCTCTTCAATAATTTCACTTATTGAAAGATTAAAATCAGCAGTGCTGGCATAAGTTGGCATCCTCTATCTATTACCTAAATTTGGTTTAGATGGATGTTTTTTATAGCTTTTTCTCTTACCAATTTCTTTTCTTTTAGAATAACCAGAAGCTGCCGCTGACCTTCCTGTTGGAATGTCTTTTTTCGCTCTTGCTCTTCTAGCTTTTTCTGCTTTCATAATAGAAGAATCCTGTGCCCCACTACTTTTTTTACCAGGTATAATCTTTTCTGGATGTCTACCTTTTGGAATAATAGAACTTGCTTTACGTTTAGGTTTTACTTTAGGTTTAATTTTAGTTTTTTCAGCAATTACATTTGAAGGCATAGATCTCTTTGAATGAAAAGGAAGATCAGCCTTTTTTGTACTACTTTTAGTAGTAGAAGGTTTTTCTCTATGAGCTGGATGTTTACTTAATCCACCAGTTCTCATTTTAGCTACTCCACCTTTCTTAAAACCTCGATTGAGTTCTCCTATAACTCTTCTTTTCTCAGCTCTTCGATTAGGGTTCATACGCTCTGCATCAATTCTACCTACTTCTTCTAGTAAATTTCTTCTAGCAGCTCCACCGCCTTTCATTTTTGTTGGTCCACGGTCCATTAACATAGTGGGTACACGTTTTCCTTTTTTACCGACACCGTATCCTCTAGAATACATCATTTCTCCGGTACGACCGCCTTTATTCATTTTGACAGGTCTACCTATCTTACTTCCGTAAGTTCCTTTACCTTGTGGCATAACAATCTCCTTTGTTTGATAGTATATTAATAACCTTTATCTCTTTCCTTGTCGATTATATTTTTTCCATGATTTAAGTTTATGCTTATTTTTTGGACACGAGTGAGAGGAGTTACCTATACTGGTTCTTTTCTTTACCGGAGTAAAATATTCATTACTAGGTGTTTTAGCCATACTCTATAAATAGGTTATAGCTCCCATAACCCATAAGGTACCAAAACATATATATGCTATAGTTACTGGGTCCATTAATCTTTATTCCATTTCTCTTTGGCTCGTAGACTCCATCGCTCAAATGCTTCTACATCTATATCTTTTTTAACCATTGCAGCACCTTCTGGTACTTCATTATATAAAGCTATTACTTCTCCGTCTTCTATATGTACAATACCAGGACCACAAAAAGCATCCTTATCGTATCCTGTATTCTTTTTCTTCATTAGTCTTACTTCTTTCATACAAGAAGATAATGATTTCATAGGAATATACTGTGTCATCTGTGTATTTTGGTCATTCATGTTCCCGAAAACGAACATTAAAATCACGCTAATTACTTCCATTTTGCCTCACTTTGTCTTTGAGCTTTTCGATATCTTGTAACATTTTTTCAATATCTGTTTGTGCTCGTTTTATATTTACGGAATTGCTCATCATTCCTTCCATTTCTGATTGCATAGCCTCTAATTGCGAGGCCATAAATTCCAGCAGGAGATCCTGCTGACTATCTGATGGTAAACTGCCCATTTCGCCTCTGGGCCATTTGATTCTAAATTCTGTGTTTTTATCAACGTCAGCAATCATTAGTTTGCCATTTGTCTCGATATTGTTCAGGCGCTCAATAATCCCGAAGTAACTATACACGCCGATTCCGACGGCCGCGAGAATCGAGATTAGATTCCTCATAGGCATGCTGATCGCTGTGCTATCGCTTACTTTCATATTACCCTCCTAAAGGATTTTCTAATGCTCTTTTAATCCTTTTATCTATTTTTTCTTCTAGATCTTTTTGTGCTAGTTTTATTTTTTCTTCTAATTTTTTCATATCATCTTCAAGAGTATCTATTGTAATTTTTAAATCTTTTGCATTATCTCTAGAATCTTCTTTTGTTTGTTGTTCTACATCATTAACAATTTTTTCAACACGTCTTACATCTTGCCGAA